TGACCATGAGAAGGCTAGTCAACGTATCCAACGCGTTCAGGTTCGAATCCTGACAGCAATATAGGCAGAGATGCCGAAGTCAGTCGGAAAGCTGACTATAAGCTAATATTGATCACCTACATGGTGCATTAGTAGCTTGTAAATTTCTTTAATGACACCGTTTATAGCAACGTAAAAGCTAAATAGAACTGCAGATTCTTACGCAACGTGCCAACCACGATGTGCATTTATTAAGCGATGACGGCTTGATTATGTAATTGGGTTTGATTCCCAATGCTGGTATAGCCACGGTACACGTGGAGGTGGAAAAGCTCCCTTCTGACCCGTGGCATCAACGATGGGTTTCATATTTGGTCGCCTTAGCAGGGGCGACTTTTTTAATACGATAGGTGAATAACATGAAACAAACAGACTATGGCTTAGTCAGCTGCCAGTTTGAGCGTGATATGATTGCTCGTGCTGACAAGGCCATCAAACAAGACAAGCGTCGTGCTAAACAGCATGGCGCTTTTAATATGCATAAAAAAGTGCACAAAAAAGGCGGAGTACCCACACAAACTCCGTCTACGTTACATTAATTATTCATCTTTATTACTTAATTTTTCTTTGACATTTTCTGCGGCACCTTTGACCGTATCTTTTGCATCGTCAAGTTTTTCCTTAGCTTTACCAAGCACACCCTGAGATTTTCCTTCAGCTTCCAATTCTTTGTCACCAGTAACTTTTCCACCGACTTCCTTAGCCTTACCAGCTAATTGATCCTTTTTGCTCTCAAACTTTTCTTCTTGAGTCATAAATGAATCTCCCTTCGTTGAAAATGTAATATGTGTACGCTGTCAGGATAACAAACATGTACTTAAATTATCAAAAGATATGCTCGAAAGGATAAAGTATGAAATTGTTAATGATAATTCTCACAATAAAACGGAGGTGTGGTGATATGTAATGGCACGTAAAAGAGACCCGGCACGTGATGAAGCGAAACGAATGTGGCTTGAATCTAGTAAGAAAATACCATTGAAAGATATCGCTGCTAAATTAGGTAAACCGCCTAGTCAAGTTCGCAAGTGGAAATCATTAGATGGTTGGGATTCTGATAGCACAAGACGAGTAAATAAAAAGGAACGAAGTAAAGGGAACGTTACCAATGGGCAAAGGGAACGTTCCTTTTCAAATATCACGGAAGAATTAGCAGGTAATGATGAACTTACTGACAAGCAAAAGATGTTCTGTTTGTACTATTTGCAACGGTTCAACGCGACTTGGGCTTACATGAAAGCCTATGGAGTGGATTACAACACGGCTTCAGTTAACGGCAGTAGGCTGCTAGGAAATGCTAAGGTTCAAAAACAGCTCGATGAACTCAAAAAGTCGGTTGCATATGATCTTCATCTAACTGTTGTTGACATTGCCCACGATTATGCCAAGCAGGCGTTTGCTGATATGGGTGACTACGTTAATTTCGTGACGACCGACACACCGATCTGGGAACGCCTCTATCGTAAAAATGGACCGTTCATTGATAACAACGGTCATTACGATTACGTAGAGGTTACTGATCCCAATACTGGTGAGCCTGCGATGCACACGAAGCACGAGGTGCGATTCAAGGACCAAAGTATGGTTGATACCTCACTTATTTCAAAGGTTAAGACTGACAAAGGTGAGATTGATCTTGAGTTGTATGACAAACAGAAAGCACTTGATGCACTGACTAAATTAGTTAGTGATCAGCAGGCAATTAAAGCTGCTAAAATCCGTAAGCTTGAAGCGGAAGCAGAAATTGCTGAAATTAAAGCTGAACAGGCTAAAAAGAACGGCACTGAGTTAACACAGCCAATTAACATTGTTGACCGTTGGGAGAGTGATGGCAATGACACCGACGAGTGATATACAGTAAGAAGTTCAGCCTCACTTCAAACGAGTATGGACTACTAGAAAGCCGTATAGCGTGCTTAAGGGCGGTCGTAACTCTTTCAAGTCCTCTGTGATAGCTCTTAAGCTAGTTTACATGATGATTTGGTACATTATGCGTGGCAAGAAAGCAAATGTTGTAGTTATCCGCAAAGTGGGTAATACAATACGTGATTCAACTTTTTTGAAGATACAGTGGGCATTGCGAAAGTTTGGAATAATGTGGGCATTTGACCTGAAAGTTACTCCGTTCAGAATTATCCATAAAGCAACTGGATCAGCGTTTTACTTTTATGGCCAAGATGACTTTCAAAAGTTAAAATCGAATGACATTAACGATATTATTGCTGTTTGGTACGAAGAGGCTGCTGAGTTTGATAGTGCAGAAGAATTTGACCAAACAAATATCACTTTCATGCGTCAAAAACACCAATTAGCTGATAAGGTGTATTTTTTTTGGAGTTATAACCCGCCTCGTAATCCTTATTCATGGATAAACGAGTGGGTTGAAACGCTTGTCGGAAATGAAAACTACTTAGTCGATTCATCTAGTTACCTTGACGATGAATTAGGAATTATTGGTGGGCAGGTACTTGATGAAATTAATCGTATTAAGAAGAACGATTATGACTATTACAGGTATCTCTATCTAGGCGAGGCAGTTGGACTAGGCACAAACATATACAACATGACTTTATTCCACCCGATCAAAGAAATACCAGGCGATGAATACTTGGTTAACATTTACACTGGGCAAGATAGTGGACAACAGGTTTCAGCGACTACTGAATTGTGTGTGGGCTTAACGAACAAAGATAATGTTGTCTTGCTGAACACTTACTACTATTCGCCAGTTGGCAAGTCTAACAAGAAAGCACCTAGTGATTTTGCTAGAGAACTACATGATGTTGAGAAGAAATGGCAAAAGAAGTATGACATGTCTTTTTGGAAAATGTCGGCTGATAGCGCGACGTCTGATTTTGCGTTAGACCATGAAAAAGAAAAGATTTACAACGAAAGCTACCATCATGTGAATAAGAATGTTGGTAAAGAGCAAATGATAGATAACGTCCAGAACTTATTAGCGTCTGGGCGTTTTTATTATATTGATATTCCTGAAAACGAAATATTTATTAAGCAGCACCAACAATATCGCTGGAAAGAAGACACACTGGAAAGTGGCAAGCCACAAGTTATCAAAGAGTTCGACCACACTTGTGATGCGTTTCAGTATGTGGTTCTAGATAACTTAAGAGACTTCAAACTCAAATGGTAGGTGATTGAATGTTTGAACGTATTAAAAATCTATTTAGAAAGGCAGGTGCAAATGTAGGCATGGTTAAATCGTTGACTAATATCACTGATGATGATCGAATCAATATTCCACAAGACGAATATGAGCGTATTAGAGTTGCTTTTAATTATTACAAGAACGAGTTCCCAAAAGTTGATTATAAGGTCATTGGCGATGAAAAAGAGGGTGCTGTAACTAAAAAACGTGCTCCACGAACACTCAACATGACTAAAACGTCTGCTCGTAGGATAGCAAGCATCGTATTTAACGAGAAGTGCAAGATATCTTATGAAGATAAAGCGCTGAACGAGTTCATGAACAGCGTGTTTGAGTCGAACGACTTCTTTAATCTGTTTGAGACCAATCTTGAAAAAGGTGTGGCAGCAGGCGGATTTGTTATCCGACCTTATGTGGCTGACAACAAAATCAAGTTGGCTTGGGTAAGAGCAGACCAGTTTTATCCGTTGCGTTCTAACACAAATGATATTTCAGAATGTGCGATTGCTAGTAAGACTCAGCGAATTGAAGGAAATCAAACAGTTTACTATACGCTACTTGAATTTCATCAATGGGATAAGGACGAAAATGGCAATGATATTTACAACATCACTAACGAGCTTTATCGGTCAACATCTAAAAATGAAGTTGGCATTCAAGTGCCACTGAATACTATTTATGATGATTTACAGGAAAGTGTGACTATGACAGGCTTAATTGCTCCTATGTTTGCATATTTCCGTTGCCCTGGTGCTAATAACTGTAATCTTGAAAGCCCGCTTGGTGTTGGCGTTGTTGATAATGCTAAAGACCAGCTGGACGACATCAACATGGTTAACGACATGACCTATTCAGAAATTAAGTTAGGTAGGAAACGTGTATCTGTACCAGCAAATTATTTGCGATATGACAATGATGTTCATAAGCCTTACTTTGATACAGATGAGCAAGTGTACGAAGGATTAGGCGATTCAGATAAGATACAAGATTTAACTACTAACTTCCGCATTGTTCAGTTAAAAGATGCAATGGATCATGCAATCAAGAAATTTGAAACTCAAATCGGGTTGTCTGCTGGCACATTCAGTTATGCAAATGACGGTGTGAAGACTGCAACCGAGGTTGTTTCTAATAACTCAATGACTTATCAGACGAGATCTAGTTATCTGACACAAGTGGAAAAAGTTATCAAAGCATTGTCGGTTGCTATTATTCAATTAGCGCAGGCGAGCCAATTCTATGATGATGGTAAGCCATTGTTTAGTTTTGAGATAGAATCTGCTGATGATATGGGAATGACTATTAGTTTTGATGATGGTGTGTTTGTTGATAAAGACAAACAGCTCGAAGAAGATTTGAAAGCTTTGACCGCTAGAGCATTGCCAACTAAGCAATTCTTAATCCGCAACTATGGTTTGAGTGATGTTGAAGCTGACGAATGGCTAGACGAGATTAAATCTGAGACACCAGAACCATCAACACAAGCTGAATTAGGCACTTTTGGGAGTGAATAACAATGGTTACATCAGATGATATGCACAACAAGGCAAATAAGATTGCTGATTATTATGCTGATTTACAACAGAATATATTCAAAGTGATCGTTGACATATCGAATGACACTCGATCTTTACTGACTGACAGTGACCATATACTTTAATGGCGACTTAAGATGCTGTCTAAGATGGGCGGATTGACCAACGAGACTATAAAAATGGTGTCAAAGGCTGCAAAGGTTAGTCAAAAAAAGATACGTGAGCTTATTCAGACTGACGGATTGAAAGTTGCTGATGAAATAAATGGTGATTTATCAAGTATGCTCAATAAAAAAGTCGAAATTAGCAAAGATATTCATAACTTGATTAACAGCTATGCACACCAAACGTTTAAAGATATTGATAACAACGTCAATCAGACTTTATTAACCACTAATTACTCACAAAATGGCGCTGACAAGGCTTTCCAAGAGATTGTTAATAAGACAGTGCTAGAAGCTCAAACAGGGCTTAAAACACCTGAAAGAGCGTTAGCCGACAACATCTATAAATGGCGCGAAAATGGTATTAAATCCAATTTAGTTGATAAAGGTGGTCATCAATGGTCACTTGAGGGATATACTCGCACGGTTATTACTTCGACAGCTCATAGAACGTTCAATGACGTCCGTATTCAGTCCATGAAAGACTTTAATAGTCCACTAGCTGTAATGAGTAGTCACCCAGCCGCTAGGCAAGCGTGTGCTTATATCCAAGGACATATAGTCAATATTGTTGCCCCTGAAAGTCCTGATTATAACGACAAGTACGATTCAATTTACAATCATGGCTACGGTACTGCTGCGGGAACTCAAGGTGTGAATTGCCGACACGATTTATACCCGTATGTTGAGGGCGTATCTCATAACTTTCAAAAGCAGTATGACTCAGAAGAAGCACAAAAGAATGCTGATATTCAACAAAAGCAACGGTATTATGAGCGCTCAATCAGAGATGCTAAGTATAAGTTAGAACTAGCTAACGGGTTGAAAGATGAACAAGGTCAACATGCGGCTAAGTCAACTATAAGCAGTTATCAAGGCAAATTAAGAGACATTGTTAAGAACAACGACTTCTTAGCACGACAGTATGCTAGAGAAAGAATAGTCAAATAACAATTCGCCCCAGACACGGCGTTAAAAGGTCTATTTTTTATGCAATCAACTAGGCGTGATCGTAATCACGTAAATAAACGAAGGGAGATTTTGCATATGTCGCTTACACGCGAAGATTTAAAACGATTAGGTATTGAGGGTGATGCAGCAGAAAAAGTTATGTCAGAATACGGGAAAACACGTACGGAATTGACTGATGCTAAGGCAAAATTGGAAGAGGCAAACAGTCAGACTGAATCGTTGCAGTCTCAAATTGACGAACGAGACGGTCAGTTAGCTACACTTAAGAAGTCTGTTGGTGACAACGAAGAGCTAAAAGGGCAAATTAAGTCACTGCAAGACGCTAACAAGCAGACTAAAGAAGAATATCAAGGCAAATTAGCTGAGCAAAACAAGGCGTTCAAGATTGACACTTACTTGCGTGATGCTAAAGCCAAGAACCCTAAGGCTGTTAAGGCGCTTTTAGATGCTGACAAGGTATCAGTCGACGGGGATAACTTAGTTGGACTAGAAGATCAAGTTAAGGGTATTCAAGAATCAGATCCATACATGTTTGAAGTAGAAGAAGATAATCAGAATCAGAACACAAAGGTTAATGCCTTTGCTGGTGGCAATCCGAGCGGGGACGCAGGAAAAGGCGATATTTCTAAAATGAATTATCAACAAATGCTTAATTTTAAGCAATCCAATCCTAAAGCTTTTGAAGCTGCTAAGGCAGAAGCAGATAAATAGAAAGGAAATGATACTATATGGCTGATTTAACACAATTAGCACAAATGATTGACCCAGAAGTTATGGCTACTATGCTTCAGGCACAATTACCACAATCAATCCGGTTTACTTCGATTGCTCCTATTGATACAACACTTGAGGGGCGTCCAGGCGATACGGTAACAGTACCACGTTACAAATATATTGGAGATGCGCAAGATGTCGCAGAAGGTGCTGCAATTCAGTACAACCAGTTGCTTACCGCTACTCAAAAAGTAACCATTAAGAAAGCTGGTATTGGTGTAAAGCTGACCGATGAGGCTGTTCTTTCTGGTTATGGTGACCCAGTTGGTGAGGGAACTCGTCAATTAGGCTTATCCATTGGGTCTAAACTTGACAACGATATTTTGGCGACTGCTAAGACAGCTCCACTTGTTGTTCAACATGCAATTGATTTGGACTTGCCTGATGCTATCTCAGGCCAGATGATCGACTCAACATCTGATTTCAATACCGAAACAGATGATACAGCCACGGGCGTATTATTCTTGAATCCTAAAGATGCAAATGCTTTACGTAAGCTCGCAGCTGCGGATTGGACTCGTGCAACTGAATTAGGCGATTCCATTTTAGTTACTGGAGCGTTTGGTGAGCTGTTCGGTTGGCAGATTGTCCGTACACGCAAATTGGCAGTTGGCTATGGTATTGCTGCACTTCCAGGGGCAATGAAAACATACCTTAAGCGTGGGATTTCATTGGAAACAGCCCGTGATATTGATTACAAGCTTACAAAAGTTAATGCTGATGAGCATTATGGCGTAGCTATCATGAACGACGCAAAAATTGTTCAAATTAAACCAGCATCAGGCGCAGCATCAGGCGGATCAGGCAGCTAATATTAAGGAGGCATATAAATGGCCTACCTAAGTTTTGATGAGTATAAACAGATGGGTTACACAAAAATAAGTGATGAGGATGCTTTTAAGAAGATTGAAAGCAACACTGAGCCTTTGTTCGATGCTGTAACTCATTTTTACTACGTGGATAATGACATTCAACAAGATACAGACAGCACTAGAGTGAAGTTCTTCAAGCGTGCATTAGCTTTACATTGTGATTTTGCGCAAGAGAGTGGAGCAAGTACACCGTATGAACTTACTCAACAGCAAATCAGCAGTGTGAGTGTTGGACGTACTCATATTGAGCAGTCTGGTACAGCAAGTAATGTCACATCTGGTAAGTCGGGTATTTATACTGTTGCAATGCGTTATCTAGCTAGAACAGGTTTGCTATATAAGGGAGTTGGTTGGTTATGATACCTAAATTCCCTAAAAGTATGGCAAATCAGCAGATTACATTGAGAAAGTCAACAGGTCAGACTGATGATTGGGGTAAACCTGCATATGAGCCTGATCAAACTATAAATAACTGCGTGTTTCAACCTCAAACAATCTATTCCGGTACCAACAACAATCGCCAGCTAGTAGCTAACGCGATTGTTTTTTTGTATGCCGGAGTTAGCTCACCGATGCCGGTATTGTCTAAGGACAACTACCAGTCGGTGATCACGTTTGAGGGTCACGATTACGCATTACAGACGATCGTAGATAATCGTGATCCATTTAGTAATGAGTTGTGGTCGTACGAACTGGAGGTGTTGTGATGCCAGCGCACGTGAGATTCGACATGACCGGATTCGAGAGTAAGTTCACACAATCAAATCTACTTATGGGACGCCTAGCAGCGGCCGGCGACGCACACCAAGCTATGGAACAGTTTGTTCCGAAAGTGAGTGGCGATCTACGTGATTATTCCAA